ACCAGTAACAAAAGCTCCTTGTTGATTGGTTATTAAAGTAATAGTTCCAGTAGATGCTGGTGTTGCAGAAGTTGCTGAAGTTACGTTGCTATACCCAGAACCAATAAGTCCTTGGAATCCTTGTACGCCCTGTGAACCAGTTCCTGTAAGACCTTGTGCACCTGTTGTACCTTGTGATCCTATTGTGCCTTGTGTACCTGTTGTGCCTTGTGCACCTGTTGTTCCTTGTGAACCTATTGTACCTTGTGATCCTATTGTGCCTTGTGCACCTGTTGTACCTTGTGATCCTATTGTGCCTTGTGCACCTGTTGTACCTTGTGATCCTATTGCGCCTTGCGTACCTGTTGTACCTTGTGATCCTATTGCGCCTTGCGTACCTGTTGTGCCTTGTGCACCTGTTATACCTTGTGAACCAGTTATACCTTGTGATCCTATTGCGCCTTGCGTACCTGTTGTACCTTGTAATCCTATTGCGCCTTGCGTACCTGTTGTACCTTGTGATCCTATTGCGCCTTGCGTACCTGTTGTACCTTGTAATCCTATTGCGCCTTGCGTACCTGTTGTGCCTTGTGCACCTGTTATACCTTGTGAACCAGTTATACCTTGTAAGCCTGTTGCGCCTTGCGTACCTGTTGTACCTTGTGCACCTTGTAGTTGTGCGTAACCAAAGCCTTGCACACCTTGAATTCCTTGATTACCTTGTACTCCTTGAATACCTTGATTACCTTGAAATCCTTGTAATCCTTGCGGACCAATTCCTGAAGTTTCAACAAAATTAATGTTATCAGTTCCAATAACAATATAGCCATCAACTCCACTACCAACATTATTTTGAATCCAACTTGTGTTAGAATTAACACCGCCATATATAACAAATAAATAATCACCATATTCAACTTCGCCAGGTTGAGATTGATCGTAATCTGAAGAACGTGTAAGAATATATGGGTGAGTTGTATCTCCTTGAAATGTAATTGTGTAAATACCATTTTGCCTAGCATCTGTTTGATTTTTAACAAGAAAACGATTTCCTGTAGTAAATGAAACACCATCAATAATTCCACGACCATTGGATGGTGCAGTAATTTTTGCACCTACACCAGTGCCGCCATCTGGTCCTATAGTACCTGGTGTATAAGTTCCTGTTAAATTTATAAGAGATGCTGACGAAACAGATGCATGTGCATTATTATTTGATGTGGGTCCTGTTGCACCTTGAATGCCTTGCAATTGTGCGTATCCAAACCCCTGAATACCTTGATTACCCTGTACGCCTTGAACACCCTGTGTTCCTTGAATTCCATTTGTACCTTGCACACCTTGAGTACCTTGAGTACCTTGCAAACCTTGTAAACCTTGAATGCCTTGCACACCTTGTGTGCCTTGTAAACCTTGAATGCCTTGCACACCCTGTGTGCCTTGTAAACCTTGAATGCCTTGCACACCCTGTGTGCCTTGTAAACCTTGAATGCCTTGTACACCCTGTGTGCCTTGAGTACCTTGCAAACCCCGTGTGCCTTGTAAACCTTGAATGCCTTGTACACCTTGTGTGCCTTGAGTACCTTGCAAACCTTGCACACCCTGTGTGCCTTGTAAACCTTGAATGCCTTGCACACCCTGTGTGCCTTGAGTACCTTGCAAACCTTGCACACCCTGTGTGCCTTGAGTACCTTGCAAACCTTGCACACCCTGTGTGCCTTGTAAACCTTGAATGCCTTGCACACCCTGTGTGCCTTGTAAACCTTGAATACCTCTTGGACCTTGATATCCAGAAGACGCCAAAGAAACAGAATTAACTGTTTCTTGAATTGTTATTTGATTATTTATTTGCTGAACGTATATATTATTTGTATCTGTCATTATAGTATTACGCTGGCACGAACTTGGAACCAGCCCTGTGCTAGAGTAGTACGACGGTTTGAAGCATCAATAGAAACTATTTGATATTTAGATTTTGGTAAATTAAAATTAGATGTTTGAGTTGGGGTAAGTTCAATATAAATTTGACCTGTATTAGTTACTGTAATTCCATTGCCTAAAGAGGCGGTGGCACAAAGAGTCTTCCCGCCTTCTTTATCTCTTACTTCCATAGTAAAATTATATCCAGTAAAATTGATTAAATTGCCTGCTGGATCTTTTACGGTAACATAAGTGGACCAAGTATCTCCTTGGATTATATCAAAATTGGTTTCTTGAATTGACACTTAGCACCCCACAAAAATATAAATATTTATATAGAGATTATAGCATTTAGGCGTTAATATCCACAATCTCGCACTCCCCGCTTACGCAAGCAAGAGCTTGTGATCCAGTAGTGGAATCTTCTAATTCATACATAGACAATGCAGACCAATTAATAGTTTTTGGCATTTTGAAAACAAGTTCTTCATATTGTTCTTTAGTAATTTCTTGATATGGAGCCTGCACATACGTATGCTCAGAATATGGCAAAAATGAAATGCCCGAAACTTCATCAAAATGCTTATATACCCATGCCCCGACTTCCATCCACTCATCTTCTTTTACAGAAACTGTAATTGAAGGTTTATGTTCGCACCAATGACGTTGATATGTTAACCAAATTTCAAGTTGTTGAATTGCTGTTAATTTATCTCTTGTTATTGCATGTGATGGAGCTTTTACAGGAAATGAAAATACAGAAGTATCATTTGGCTTCATTACATCATCTTCTGCAGGAATACCTGAATCTTTTAAAAATTGTGTAATGGGATCTTTTTTGTCTCCCCGAACAGTTCTAACATAATAATCAGAATGCCAAGGATGCATTCCTGAAGATACCCCGACCAATTGAGAAACTGTACCTGATGGCTTAACACAAGTTACTGCTGCTGAGGCGGGAATCCCAATTTTTTCTGCCTCTACAATATTTGTAGTAACTGCATACTCACGAAGATCATCTAAAACCTCTGCAAGAATTTTTAAATTTTCTTGTCCAGAAAAAAACTTATGGCCAAATTGTCCAGTAAGTGAAACTCCTAAAAGTCTTTCTTCTTCTGTATTATCTTTCCATATTTTGCGAATATACTTAAAATCTGTAAGTGTTGATTGCCATGTTCCAAGAATTGTAGCAAGACGAACTTTATTCTTAACATCTTCAACTGTATCTTTTTCACGAAGTACAACTTCTGAAAGGTTACATAATTGATAAGGACGTAAAATAATTTCAGAACAAGGATTTGTTCCATAATGAATATCTGCACTACGACGTCCATATTTTGCAGCTTGTGCTTGTGCAGCAGCTACATTATAAATTCCTCTTTCGCCAGACTTTGAATCATAAACAGATTTCCATTCTGCAATAAATTGTTGCATTTCTGGCTTGCGAGAATATGCAACTGAATTATTTGAAAGTGCACGTTGTCCACTCTTTTCCCACCAATTACCAGCTTTTGCTTGAGCCATTTCAATATCATTAATATTAGAAAGTGAAATCATTGCAGAGCGACGTACTCCTCCAACAACTACAACTTCACCAATCTTGCACATAATGTCATGAGCTTCAATTGGTTTAAGATTGCGACCTAATGCACCTTTAAATATTTGAACTGTAAAATCAAAAAGATTAACTAATGGTTGAGGTCCTGATGATCTTCCACCCATTGTTTTAAGACGTGCACCTGCTGGACGAACTTTGCTAATATCAATTTGAGGAATTTGTCCTGCCCACAATAATGAAAGAAATTCACGATAAGCTTTTGCCCAACCTTCTTTAGAATCTCCTACATGAACTACAGTACTTGATTTTTCAAGAGTTTCTGGAATGGCGGGTAGTTTATTAATATATTTATATTCAACAGAAAATCCAACGCCAGTACCACACATAAGAATATACATTGCTTCATCAAATGAACGAGCATTGTCTACTGGAAGAAATGCACAATTATATCCAGAAACATTTTCACGTTCTAATGCAGCACCTGCTGTCATAACAGAACGCATAGATGGCATTACGTTGCGATTAAATACTGCGTCACGAAGTTCTGTAATAAGCCTATCATCTGGAACGTATCCATGCTTTTCACGTAATTGAATAACCATAAACTTAAAGTAACGGTTTACAGTTTCTCCCCATGTTTCTCTGCGATTTTCATCTTCTAGCCAACGGGCGTAGCGAGAGAGCGCAATAAAATTTTCATATGGGTTTTCAATTGTGTTAGACATTTTACTCCTAGATAGATTTGAATTAAGAACTTAAGTGTACCATACTGGCTATTTTAAAATCAAGATTTTATAAATTTTGATAAATTTCTTTTAATCTTTGAACGGCGGGATTAGTAACTTTATTCCAGTTATAATCTTTGTGAATTAAGAATGCATTTTTGTAAGCTAAATCACTATACTTAGAATAATTCTCAGTTAAATCTTTCATATAAAACATCAGTTGATCAAAGTCTGCCTTATACATATTTCCAGGATGCAGTGTTGGCCAAGGGGATGGAATTAATTCTGAATTTAATGGACATGTAATATATCTACTATATGGAGCCCATGCTTCTGTGCAAATTGTTGGAATACCTTTAGCCATTGCTTGAAAAGGATTTAATCCAAATCCCTCCCCCCATGAAGGATATACAAAAACATCACACAAATCATATAGACCATTCATTTGCTCTACTGTAAGCATTCCTTCAATAGTTTTAATATTTTTATAAAATGCTCCAGGAGATCCTTGAATTTTTCCAGTAACTGGATCAAAAACTCTAGTTGTGTTCATTCTTGTACATTTTAAAATTAATTCGTAATTTGGATCATTACCAAAAGTTCTAATAAAAGCATCTACAACTCTTTGAGCATCTTTTCTGTAATAGGGTTCGCCAATATGTAAAAATCTAAATGGGCGGGAAGAATTAATATTTCTTTTTAAAGGTATCCAATCATCTTCAATACCATGCTCATATACAAATACGGGTTTTGAAGTAAAGTTTTTTAAAACTTCAGCACACCATGGAGAAGTTGTCCATAATTCATCTATGCCATTAAGAAGATTTGGTTTCCAAGCATCTGGAATTTCTGTAGATTCCCAAGGACTATATCCAATTTTATATTGAGCCTTGCCAAATCTATACATTTGAGGTTGAATAAATGAAATTCCAATTTTAGCTTTGGGGGACCCAATAAGACATTCTACACCTTGTTTTTTAAAAGCTTGAAAAATTTGCCAGGAAGCTTCTCCATAACCAACTTGTCTATCCATATATTCTGGAGCACCAGTAAATGAAACTTTCAATTAAAACCTTCCGACAAAACTAAGTATAGCATTTTGGCTATATAATTATATTTTATATATATTAAATTTATTTTAAATGATTATTTCCTGCAATTAAAGATTTTAGGCAAAGCCCCTCTTACTCCCCATTTTAAAAAATCTAAAAAAGGAGATAAGAAGAACTTTACCGAAGCTAAATCAGGAATTATTTCCTTTATTATGAGTTCCAGTAAAAAGCCCCCACAAACCTATCCTGATTGTATCACAACGATTTATTGTTGTCTATTAAGCGAAAGGATTGACATGAATTTTGATCAATGGTACTATTAAACCCTACTCTTTACCCCAGGAGGTACATATGAATAATATGAACAAAGCAAGGATAAGAACAGTATGGACTATGATTAGTGTGAGCATTCTCACATTAATGTTTGGATTAGATTCCGAAGCAGCCCATGCGCTAACAGCACCAACTATATCGTACAGCAGCGATGTATTGTATATTAATAAATATATGAACTTGGTTACTATCAAGAACGCTATAAATATTGATATCAGTAAAAAGAAGAATATGTTTTATCATGTACGTGATTTAACAACTCGTTCAACTTTTACAATGCCCTCATATAGCATAAAGCTAAATCTAAAACAAAGAGTAGACAACAGGGTAATAATTTCAAGATTGGCAAATGCTATCTTGGAACAAGAAACAGGTGGCGTGGGTTCTTATACACGCAAATCTTATTCCAGCAGTGCATGTGGAGCTTTTCAATACATGTCTGTAACGTGGAACAATTATATGGGATATAAAAGTGCATGTCAAGCACCAGAATGGGTACAGGATTTAAGAATGACTAGTGAACTAAAATCATCTTATTCTAAATATGGATCTTGGACTAAAGCGGTAGCAGCACATTTATCACCAGCAAGGGCAGGGAATCCAAAAACTTGGCATAAGCCACTTCCAGGAAACCCTACAGTGTTCCAATACGTCTCATCTGTATTTCAGAAGGCGAACATAGCACTCTGATGAAAATTCAAGTTTTTTCAGAGTATTATAATTTAGCACAGGCGGGTAGGGTAAAACCTCTCGCCTGTCCTAATCATGAAAGTGATTATGATATAGGCGAAGTAATATATTGGCTTAATCACAAAGAAGAAAATGATAAAATAGTGTTATACTGTACAGCATGTGGGTATAAACAATTTGTTGGCCTACAACTTTATGAAAATGTTTTAAGGGAGATAACAAATGCCTAATATTGGTGATTATTTTGTAGTTCATACAACTGGCTGGGCTGCAAGATTAATTCAATTTGGTACCCGCTCAAAATGGAATCATGCTGGAATCTATATTGGCAATGATCAAGTAATTGAGGCTCGTCCGACAGGAGTATCAATTCGTTCAATTCATGAATATGATCATTTTCCTATTATGTGGAGCAATGAGCCGTTGACAGAAACAGAACGTAACAATCTTGTAGAATTTGTAAAAAATTTTGAAAATGATGGGTATGGAATAGGTTCAATTATTGCATTAGGATTTAAATGTCTTGGACTTTCTATATTTCCTGCAAACTGGTTGGCAATTCATGAAAAAAAAGTTATTTGTTCACAATTAGTAGCTTGGTCATATTCTCATGTTAAGATTAAACTTGTAAAGAAACCACACGCTCTTGTGACTCCCGCTGATCTAGCAAAACGACTATTAAATGATAGCCACTGAGTGCTATAAGGAAAAAGGTTATTTTCCAATATCTTTTAGTTATCCTAAAAACCCATATTTATATTTAAAAAACAAACTAGTTGCAGATATAGTCCCTGGAAATAAAAATACATACAAATTTGATAATGAAAGCAATTATCTCAAAGAATACGAAAAATCTTATTACGGAATTACAAACAAAAAAGCGGGGTGGGATTGTTTTCGCCATTTAGAAATAATGGTATCTGGAGCAATGCCACTTATGAGTGATTCATCTCTCATACCAAAATACACAATGACTCATCACCTTAAAGATTTATATGTAGATATATATGACCGTTTTCAGAGGACGAATGAGGCGCCGTCAGTAGAAGAAAGACAATTAATCTCTGCTAATTTTATTAATAATCTTACATGTAGAGCAATGACAAAATATATTCTTAATATGGCGGGCATTGAGCCGAAAAGGGTTTTATTCATAGATAAATCACTTCCTCAAAAAGAAGACTATCTTAGCATGTTAACTTTAATTGGACTTAAACAAATATTTGGAAAAAACTGCGTAGAGTCCTTTATAACGCCCTACCTATATGACAGCTACACCTTAGACCCAAAAGGGCTTTACGGGCTAGGATTTGGCTATTCTCGGATACTCCCAGCAAAAGACATAAGCGGGTTGAAAACGCTGGAAGATATAAAAGATTTTGATTTAGTTGTTATAGGAGATTTAAGAAAAAACAGGGATTTAATAGATACTGTAGAAAAATCAGGGGTTCCATTTGTATCTATATATACAGAAGATTTTGCTCCACATGAATTAGGACATGAACAATTAATTCATAATACATCTGGCATAACATTTGTTAGAGAGATACATTAATGGCAAAAGTATGGATTGAGCGGGCGTACATTGAGCCGTTCGGAGAAGAAGAACAAGACAATTTCACAATATTGATCCATATTAAAGAAACTGATAGTGATGGGAAAATTGATCACATATATGCTGGAAAAGTAGATATAGACAAACCCATAAAATGGCTGTATACTGATAACGCCGAAAATGGAGATTTAGTTATTAACAATTCGGCGGGAATGGAAGCCAATAAATGGGACCATATAACCAAAGAGATACTAGGAGAAGTAAATGGATGATATAAAGCCTATAGTGGAGAATATAAGAGAATTGCTAGGGGCAATATTTATACAGGAACAACGTAATTATGATATGTTGTCCATTATTGCTGATAAGCTAGGTGCTGATAGCGTAGGATTAACTAAATTGCACGAATCTGGACAGATTCTAGCTCCCGCCCCGTCCTTTATATTTGAAGAAGAAGACAATCCACAAGTGGATACACTTTTTGATGAATAAAATTAGTGATTTATGTCACAACATCTTTTATAAGATAGATGAAGATAGTGACCTATGTCACATTTATACTGATAATCACTATTTTATGATTCCTATATCTGGACTAGACAATCTGCGATATGGTCTAGAAGCTCATTATAAGCAAACAGAACTATTATTTGGTTTTTCAGATGAAGAATTGACCATCTTGCAGAAAAAACGTCCTAGAAGGTCTTTTATAGAGGAAATTGATTATCAGATAGATAGAAAATTGTATAATGGTAAGGTTATTCAGGCATCAGATTTGATTTCCCGCCTTCCTTTTTCGTCACAATCTAGAAATCGCAATGGAAAACAGAATATTGCAGATAAAAGATGGAGAGATGCTTTAAAATCTGAAAATCCAGACGTTTTACGTCTTGTAGAATGGTATGAAGAAGAAGAATCTTATATACGTACTAAATTTCCTAATGTAAATTGGATGAAAGGTACGTTTGCTATTTCTCCTTGTCACATTTATCCCGCCAAAAAAGATAGAGGAGAAGATTCATGGACTCCAGATAAGATTTTAAGAGATATAAGTCTTGTAAATAAAGTATTTGATAAAATTTCATCATCTGATCTACAAGGAAAACATGCAACTAATGCTACAGAGGCTCATATCGCTATAGATTATTTAGATCAATTTGAATGGGATACTCTTTCCGTTTCCCGCCAAGCTTTATATGTACTTTTATTTCGCAGAATTGTTCAAAACTTTTATGATGAATATAAAATTACTGATATTGATCTAGATATTTAAATTCCCGTTTTTTAAAAAATCACTTTTACTCAAAATGTTAATGGATTTTTTTGATGTATGATACACGTTTTGAAAAGAAAAATAAAAATCCGATAGTGCGCCCGAAATGTCCGATTTAATAACATAATAGTCAATCTGTTCACTTGTTGTTCATCTTCAAATGTCCGACATGTCCGATTTGCGAGTTGAAAATGTCAGTGGTATCTGATAGGATACTAGTATCAAGTTAATCAAAGGTTGATTATCTTAAAAAAGAAAGGTGGTTCAAAATGAACTACATTGAAATACATGACCCTATGGTCTTCTCTTCTAATCCTACTACCTGCCGTAAATGCGGTATGTATGTTCAGTACACTAAAAGTGCTGGAAAGTATGCCTCAGTAAATGGCGTACTATGTGGAGGTAATAAGTAATGAATAACTATTATCTAAACTATACTCTCATAGAGAGTGATGGGTCAATGCGTACCTCATCTAATGTACTATTCTTATCCGAAACTAAGGTTAATGATTACCTTGACCAATTAGCACAAGACAATGTGCTAGTGTATGTAAATGTTACTACTACACCAAGAGAGGTGTTGCTATAATGTCATACTCTTATTCTTTTGATCGTACCTATGATAAATGGGCTACACTAGCAGACCATTTTGATGTAATGCTAGATGAATTAAACGATACTGATGATGTATCTAATATATTTGTACCCGTAAATGATTTTGATGAAATGGAGATACTATAATGGATAAAGATATATTTGGTTTTGCCAATGCTATACAATTGGATCATCTTAATGATGAGCAGTTAAAGATTGTTGAAGATATATTTAAAGATTTTAAATAATAAATAACGGCGTGTTAGCTTGACAACCCGCCCCTTTTTTGGGCGCGCCCCCGAGGTCGGGCGTGTCTGTGGATTATTGTTTACCTATTGTTCACTTAAGGCATGTCCGATTTGTACATAAATGTCGCACCCAAATGTCAGACCCCCCTGCTATAATAGCAACATAACAAACTAAATAAAGAAAAAAGTTTTGCGACACACGGCGTGTCGCCTTGATTTTGTCAGACCTATCTGCTAGAATACTCGTATTAGAAAATAAAGAAAGGAAGTTAAAATGACTTCACTAAAAATAAAGGCAATTCGCCTAAACGAAGGTGGCTTTCCTGACCGCCTTGAAACTACTCTGCTTGGTTCAGAGTTAGAAATAAATAACCGCCTTGATACCATGGTATCAAATGGCTGGGCTATCTTGGAGACAAGATAGTCATGGGTTACATTGAAATTTTTAGAATTACAGACGAAGGTGCTGGCTGGGTAGATTTATCCAAAGCCACACCAGAGGAAAAGCTTGACCTAGAAATAGGTTTATTTCAAGAAGGTGCTTTGTGATTATTCTCACATACATAGTTAGGACAATTCTTATCCTAATGTCAGTGCCTTGCGTTATACTAATGACTCTAATGATACAAAACTTAGCAAATAAGGAAAACTGGCATGAGAACTAAAATAATTATACTAGCGTTTATGCTTTCACTAATTCCCGCCACTTCTAATGCAAGCAGAGGAACTTTCAAGCCACCTCATGCTTCAATTATTTGGCACAAACAAAATATGCTTAAAAATAAGCATACTTTCTAAAAAAATAGATGTCAGTGGTCTAGTGTAGACTACTACTAACAACAACAAGGAAAGAAGGACAAAAATGACAGTAGGAACTAAGACTTACCAAATTGGTGACTTATTCACAACGCAACGCAGTAATGTAACAGGAACAATCACGGAGATTATTCCCGTTACAGAAAATCGCACACGTGTAAAGTTGTCACTAGAAAATGGCGAGTATCGCTGGACAACAGTAACAATCAAGTAATTTTCGGAAATACCGAAACGACCTGAGCCAAGTCGCAAAACTGGCTCACCAACCCAACAAGAAAAAAAGAAAAGGAAAACTAACAAATGACACTATCAGGATACACATACCAAGTAGGCGATTTATTTACAACCTCAAAAACAGGTGTAACAGGTCGTATAAATGGTTTCTCTCCAATATCAAATAAAGTAACACGTGTAGGATTAACTCTAGCAAATGGATCAAGACGTTTCGCTATGGTAAAAACTTCAAAGTAATCTGCTATAATAATTTGGCGGGTCGTGAGTGATAACAGGTAAATATCTAAGTAGCCTTAGATTACCCGCCTTAACTAATGAAAAGGATAGAAAATAAAATGATGACAAGAAAAGACTATGTAGCAACCGCAGAAATTCTAAACTCTTATGGCTCAGACATGAAGTTAGAAGTGTTTGAAGATTTAGTAAATGACTTTACTGAAATGTTTGCGGAAGATAACGAACGTTTTGACTCAGATAGATTTTGGGAAGAGTGTTTCAAAAATCTTAACGTATAAATAAATAAAAATCCCGCAGCTTATGTTGCGGGATTAGTTTAATTTTCAACTAATTTTTGGGCGCGCCGCGTCGGGCGTGTCGCCATTTATGTGAGATTACTCACAAAGCCCACGCTCCATATAATGAGACTACTCACCAGTATACTTGATAGTAGCGACTTTATGTGTTATACTTCCAGTATTAGAAAATAAAGAAAGGTGGTCTCAAATGACTACACTAAATAAAATAAATATAGGTAAGGCTCTCCAAATTTCGGGAGCATTAGAAAATCGTATCATACACGATGTAAATAATGGTGGGGCAAAATCCACTTATGGTTTAGATTTTGGTCAGCGTAAAATGCTTATCAAATTTATATTCTCCGCTAATTTCCCTAAGTGTGAATGTGTATGGTGTATCTAATGTCTATAACACTAATAAATAAACTTTTTGTAGGTTGTCTCTTTATTTGGAAAAATGAAAATTATCTAATAAATGAAATTACTAATGTAAGTGATAAACACGATATCGTAAATGCCCGTATCGTAAATGCTAAGGGTGTTACCCTTGCCCTAACCTGTACACAAAACGAATTCAAAGAAAGCGTGGTTAAATAAATGAATAAAAATACAATTAAATTTGGCGGGCTAGGTCAAGAAATTTCTTGTTATTGCCCTGTGTGTTCTCGTAAAATGACCCATTGGGCAGTTGCTACATTGGGAACAGGTAGCACAATGAAATATGAATGGAAATGTGAGCCTTGCGAATTATCTCTAAAGTCTGACCAAAATGGTTATGCTCACCTACTAACAGAAATGGAATACTATAAATAATGATGACTAGAAAAGACTATGTAAAAGTGGCAAATATTTTGAATGATATTGCTAAACCTAATATGGATATGATACCGTTTGAGGATTTGGTAACTGAGTTTGCAGATATGTTTTTTGCAGACAATCCAAATTTCTCTCCCGCCAAATTTGAAATGGCTTGCTATGGCAACGATGAAATGGCGGATGTAAAATAATGGAAAAAGATATTTTTGGATTTGCTGATGCAATTCAAATTGATCATCTTAACGATGAACAATTAAAAATTGTTGAAAATATATTTAAAGATTTTAAATAAATAAAAAAAATTTGCAGTGTAACAGCTGCAAAATTTTTGGCGCGCCGCGTCGGGCGTGTCGCCATTTATGTGAGATTACTCACAAAGCCCACGCTCCATATGTTGAGACAAATGCCCTTAAAAGTTGAAAATGTCAGTGCAATCTGTTATACTTACGGCATACCGAAAGAAAGAAGGTCTTAAATGAACCTAGATGAATTCAAGGCACACGTTCTTGAAACCCGCCGTCAGTCTGCCATGTCAGTGGCTACTGCTATAATTAACTCAACAAAGAAAGAAGGTAGCAAATAATGCTAATCTCAGAAGCCTTAGAAGGCAAATTCCACCGCTCATATAATAACCGTCGTGAAGGTATAATCCAATTCGCAGAATTGCGAAAAGATATTTATCGCTTAAATGAAGGCGTTTATGCTTTCGCTTGTAAAGTTCGCCCACACTGGAACGGAACTGGTTTTCCAAAACCTGATTTTTATACAACCGTTTATGTAAAAGCAGATGAATAATGGGATTTATTGAATTCGCTCGTATAGATGAAAACGGTGTAGAGTGGGTAGATTTATCTAATGCCACTCCCGCCGAAAAATTAAATATTGAAATTGCTCTCTTTCAAGAGGGGGCACTTTAATGGAGATTTTTATTTGTAATAATTGCTCAACGCTGGCAACAATGTCAGTGCTGGGTGATACAATACAACTAAATAAATGTAAATGTATGTCAAGAAAGGACAACTAATGTCAATGATAAAAAATGCTATTGAAAAAATAGTAAATTGCTCAGACTGCTATGGTCAAGGTTTTACTGGCTGGGTTTCACCAGACGGAGATTTTGACTATGATTTCTGCGACTGTAATCCAAATTCTATTTCTGCTGATGAAATAGAAGCACACAAAAATCAACTATTCGCAGGAAGCGAGGCTAACTAATGTATAAAATAACTTGCGCCTATGATGGCAAAACACCGCATTGGTCTATGGTTTTAGATAATGCGCTAGACGCAGTAAATTCTTATCGTAGTTTCGTTGATTGGGGTTTTGCAGATAAATATGCAACTGTAAATTTATTAGAGCCAAGTGGAAAATTGCATACAAAAATTTTGTATCGTGGTGGTAAAATTGGCGGTAAATAAAATTATGGAAAAAGTAAAAAGAATTCAAGAGTTGCGGAGATCAAATGCTGCAACTCCAATTCCTTCAAAGAAAAAATATTCTCGCAAAATAAAATTTAAAAAATAATTATGCAAGAAGCTGCATAAGTATGCGGGCGCGCCCCCGAGGTCGGGCGTGTCGCCACGGTGTGATATTTATCACTTACGGGATGTGGCGTTTTACTTGATAATGTCAGTGCAATGTGTTATTATTCTGATACTTAAAGAAAGGTAAACTTATGTTAAATCAACAAGAAGTTTTTGAAGTAGCCTGCCTATACTATGAAGTATGTGGGGCTAAAGAGACATTCTATTCTATAGAAGAATATGAAATATACGGCGATGATTATGTCTGCCCTGAATGTTATGATCAAGAAGATATGGGGCTAATGGGTTTTGATTCATTCCCGCTCTCCCTTGAATATGACGAGGGGGAGTAATGAATTTTATCTCTAATCTATTCCCCACACCTTTATCATTATATATTTATGTAATGATAGTTACCACTGCCGTCTGCTGGATTGCCAGCAGATGATGTCAGTGCCCCCTGCTATAATAAATATCCCAACAACGAAAGGTAATAACTAATGTCAACTAAACTCAAGTCTCATAACTTGGATACAAATGGGTGGAATGAATTTCCATTCTCTGTTAAAGGTGTAAACTTTATTTCTAAAGTCTCTAATGACTCTCCCCTACTTCCCCGCATTATAAACTTACCTGAAGGTATTTTTGAAAAAATGAATCAGTCAGCCGTATCAGACTTAATTGAAGATACAAGTTCATTAGAGTCTATCGCAATGCGATTAATTGTATTAAATGAAAGCGCTAGTCACGCAGTATTGGAGTTAATGTAAATGGGATACAATTCCGCTGTAGACTTATCTGAATCTCCATTAGCAATTAGAACACAATTGAAGTATCACTTAACGGGTAATCATTATCCACCCGTCCCTGCTTCTATGGTTGACTCATGCTTAGATGCTATTGACGCTTATCATGATGAAGACTATGACCGTTTAATTAAACTTCCCGAGGGTGTATCGTGGCGTGGAGAAGATAGTGCTCCAGCGTCCGCTATCGCAGAAGCACACCACTTGGATCCATGGCTACCGCATGCACACTACTGCGATTGTGAAGAATGCATCGGAGTTCAAGATGATGAATAGATCTGTTGAAGAAATACTAATGCAATGGTATCCTGACGGGGACTTTACTGAAGAGGACCTATGGGATGCAATTGCAGAAGCTAATGATGTTGATGTAAATGAAATTATGGACCAAGATATTTTAGAGTTTATTTAAATTTATCGGGGGATAAAATGATAGTGCAGTTACTAGATCATATAATTACTAGTGTATTTTATATAATCAGTTTCTGCACTATTAAATTTTTAATTGGTAAATAATTTTTTGTTGTTTAAAATCCCCGCTTTTTTTGGGCGCGCCCCCGAGGTCGGGCGTGTCTGTGGATTACGTGTGGATAACTTTACGATGTGAGATTTATCACATGGAACAAATCGGGCATTACGGACAAATCTTTCTTTGTTTTATTATTTAAGATGGACAGATGTCAGCCCTGTATGTTAAAATAAGACTAACTAACGAAAGGAAATAAAAATGACAAACGTCATGTCACAGGTTCACCGCTCAGAAGTTGAGTCTGGTGAAGTTTCACTTGCTGTCAGCACACGCACAACACCTGCGTGGCACAGTTTTGCAAATAAAATCTTCACAAAAGATGAAGAAGTCACAACACAAAAAATGCTAGATGGTGCTAAACTATCAAATTGGAACGTTGCTCTTGAGCCTGTTTCAAATCTATTAGCAGATAATTACAATCAAGTAGGCGAGAACTTTCTCGTTGTTCGTGACAATCCTTACACATTAGGGCAAAAAGATGTTTTGTCTGTTGTAGGTTCACGCTATAAGACAGTACAAAATGAAGAACTATTTTCTTTTGCTGATAACCTTCATGATGGCAATTCTGATGTTTATTGGGAGTCTGCTGGTTCTCTTAAAAGTGGTCGTGTGGTGTTTGGAACAATGTCTGTTCCCCGCACTATTGTTCTTGACCCAAAAGGCGTTGCTGATGAAACAAAACTTTATCTAATCGTGTGGACTTCACATGATGGTTCTGTTGCTGTTCAATCTGCTATCACTCCCGTTCGTGTTATGTGTCAAAATACACTTAATTTCGCAATGAAGCAAGCAAAGCAATCTTTCAAAATCCGTCACACACAAACTGTTGATGGAAAAATTGTTGCTGCTCGTGAGGCTCTAGGTTTAACTTTTGCCTATGCTGATGAGTTTGAAAAGCAGGCACAGGAACTTTTCAAAATTGAAGTTTCAAATGCTAAGTTTTCTGAAATCATTAACAAGATGTACCCTAAGCCTGAGTCTGATAAAAAAGGTTCAATTAAAAAGTGGGAGAACAAAGTTGTTCTTCTTGATGAGTTGTATCATAACTCACCTACCAACACAAACATTAAAGGCACAGCATGGGGCGTTGTAAATGCTCTGACTGAACGCCTAGATTATTACCGCACTGCTCGCAAGGCAGGCGATAGTTTGATGGCAGGAGCAAGTGGTTTTGACCCAGTTGTTACCGCAGAAAAAAATAAAATTGTTAAGCAAGTATTGGCTCTTGCTAAATAATTAAAATAAACTTAGCGGGGGCAAAAGCCCCCGCTATTTTTTTTGTTTAAATTTTAATTAATATTTATACAGCTAAATGTATAAATATGCGGGCGCGCCCCCGAGGTCGGGCGTGTCGTTACGATGTGATTAAAATCACCTTAAGTTTTGCGGCGTGTCATTTGATTTGATAGATTTAATTTAGTATAATTGCTAACTTGACCTCATAGAGCAATTGGTTAGCTCGTCGCCCTGTCACGGCGGAGGTTGCGGGTTCAAGTCCCGTTGGGGTCGCTGGTAATGTCAGAGGTATCTGATAGAATACCATCAAAGAAAGGAAATGAAATGACAACCTGGAACAAATGGGATTACTTGTGTACCAATTGTGATGCCAACATTGAAATGACTATTAAATCTAATGGAAATCTTCATAAAGATAATTGTCCAAAATGTGATTTTGCAATGACATTAATGTCAGTTGTAGATGCTACAATACCTGATGACAAAAAAGAAGGCGGTATCTAATGGCAGTAATAACGCTACAAGTTCCTAACCAATCTCAAATGGGGTATGGATTAGGTAAAGCAATTCAGTATGGCGTTGAGTATGAAGTTAAAGATAACTTACAAGTTGAATTAACATCTGCTGACGAAATAAGATTGGCAAAGATGATGGTCGCATTTCAAGGTAAGTTAGTTAGTTCTAACATACAAAAAAATGTGCGTGTTGATTTGCCAAAACACGAAGCCTAGTGTTATACTAGGACACCCCCAAATAACCCAACAACAGAAAAGGAAAAGAAACAATGGCAAGTAGAGCAATCTCCGTAAAAGTACCAACAGTTAAGGTAATCAAGGCTTTGGAAACAAAGTTGGAAAAAGTAAAAGCAGATTGGTTAAGCCAAGAAGCAAATGAAACAAGGTATCAAAAGTCTTTAGAAGCACATAAAAAAGTAATGATTGACTTTGCTATCGCAAACATCAAATCAGCAAACAACTTCCGCACAAGTCACAGGGCTTGGGATAATAGAATTAACATTGACTTTGACGTTTATACAAATGGTGTTGATTTTCCAAAAGAGCCAACACGGGATTTTGTACAAATGTATCAACACAACTATGACAGCACTTTAGAGGAAATTAACAATGCCCTCAACATCTTAAAGATGACAGATGAGGAAACAGTTAATGCTTCCACTATGAAGTCAATCGCACAGTATCTATAAATAAATAATCTTGGGCGGGGCTCTAACTCCTTTCTTTACCCCGCCCACCTTCCCACTTGACGAAAAATAAATAAAGCGATAGGATAGCCAAATGAACGCAATAATAGTGGTTTTTGTATTACTATCACTCGTAGCAGTACTATTAGGAGGTATGTTGTAATGGGAGCACGAATTAACTTTGTATTCAAAACAAACTTAGATGAACCTTATTTAGTTCTTTATTCACACTGGGGCGAAACCGAGTGGCGTAAAGATTTAGCACAGGCTTTAGAGTTCGCTAAACCCCGCTGGACAGATGACTCTTATTGCCTTCGCATAATCATTGACCAATTAACTAAAGATGGTCGGGACTTAGAAACAGGCTTTGGATTATTTTTAGCCAAGCAAGATGAATTAACATTTCTTGACTATCCCGTAATCATTGACACACAAGCACAATGGGTTGAAGATGAAGGTCATAAACACTCATGGAGTTCATTTATTGAATACCAACAAGAAATGTTAGAGTATCACAATCCAATCCCAGCAGAGGTAAATGACTATGTTGGGAACTGAAAAGTGGACATTGCTTTGCTATGATTGTTCCGCAGAATATAAAGCAGACATAGCATCAGAACGCTGGACATGTAAGGAGTGTGGCGGTGACAACTAAATACAAACCTTATACAATTGACGAGCTTGTCACAATGATCTATGAAGATAACCTGGAACATTTTGATACCGCAGAACATGATTGTGATTGTTATTTGCACATCACACTTAAAACTATTGTAGATTATTGGGAACAATAAATAATTGGTCAAATGCGGGTAAGAATGTGTGGGGCATCAGTAGCATAACTGATTAGGTTTGATCCTTACACATCACCAATTGACAAAACGTGGCGGGTAGGCGCGGAAAAGGTACAAATCGGACATTAAGAACATTATAAAAATTCTCCACGATGTGGGCAAAATCACATTTACGATGTCATTTTTTTATTGACAGGCATATGAAAAAATGATAGAATCAACCCATGGAAACATTAAGAATATATGAAATAGATTACTCAGTCTCACCTGGTGGAATAAATTCATTTGAAGTCTATAATGATTTAGATAATGATTATGAATCTCCATATCCACTATATGAGACACCAAATTTAATAGATGCTTGTAATTGGGCATATAATCAAGGATGTAATTTTACTGTATATACTCTAGCACAAAATGAATTGAAGTATTCTAATGCTTGATATTATGGAAGGATTATATGGGGATGCTTTCTCTTCAGTCCCCGCCGTTTACGAAGATAGAACTTTTACCCGTGAACAAATCCAAGATGCTAAACTAATTGGATATACAGAAGATGATCATGTCATTTTACAGCTATTAGACAAATCCATTACGATTGTCTATTCTATAGATATAGACTGGTTGCTTTACGATGAAGCCACAGACAAGATATCTGCTTGACCAATGTCAGTGCCAACTGATACAATAAGACCCTACCCAATGAAAGGACAGAAATGACAAAATACAGCCAATCTATTGACTATGCTTGTATCTACTATACAGAAGTAGAAGCAGATAGCCTAAAGCAAGCACAAGAACTCTTTGAAGCAAGACCTTATACTGAGTGGGAAATCACTTGGGATAATCCTAGCCCCAATGCTATTGAAATTGTAGAATAACTAACCCAACTAGAGAAAGAAGAATAATATGCCAAACTGGGTATATAATGGATTAACTATAGAAGGTAATCCTGATTCTGTAAATAAACTTGTCATTCAACTTAATGAACCATTCAAAATGGTGCATGATTCATGGAACATGGAAACGCACCAACAAGAAAAAAAGTTAACACTTTATGCAAATCCTGTATTTGCATTCTGGAATATAATTAAACCAACAGATATTGAAGCATATCAAAAGCAACCTGAGTATAAGCCAAATGCTTCTATTGCAGACATGATGTCTCATGAAGGTAATGATTGGTATACTTGGAATAACCGTAATTGGGGTGTTAAATGGGATGTTGCTGTATCTAATGATAATGAGTATACAGATACATCTATGGAAGGTCCCGTCCAAAATGGTGAGAACCTTGTAGTCCATTACAACTTTAATACCGCATGGGGCATACCACATTCAGCATTAACTAATCTATCATCTCAGTATCCTGACCTTCTATTTACTTTGTCATATGAAGAAGAAAATGGCTGGGGCGGAGAAATGGAAATCCTCAGAAGTGAAATAATTAGTGATAACCAATATGAAACTAAATGCAATGAATGTGATACTACAGATTGCATGGAGTATTGCGAAGATTGCGAAAATAATGTATGTTCATTCTGTGGTTATGGAACTTCAGAGGAAGGGTGCGTTGAGCATAAGGTGGAAGCAAATGCCTAAGACATTACTACCAGAACACTTAGCAAAAGCCTTAGAGGCAGGCGTTGACCCAATTGATGTGCTACAAGGGCATATCAAGAATCTTATGGTTGAACTGCAAGATGTGGCGGGGGATAATGCAGAAGGCTATAATGAATGCTTGACGGACTTATATACAATGTGTTATGATGTCATATTCTATAAGCAAGATCTTGACTATAAAACCCAACAAGAGACAGGAAGAGATAATGTATAGTTCAGCAATGTATGTTCAAACTAACACATATCTAGATAATCTAAAAAGAGATTATCAATTTGGTGGTATTGCATTCTTATATATGTGGGATATCCTACGTGATACATTTAATGAAGTAGAGAATGGTAGTTCATTTGCAGATTATCAAGTCAGTACCGCCCCTAACTGTGACAGGACCTGGACCCTTGAGGATGTCTGGAATGCATATGAAAAGGATCCATGGGGTGGATTTGACGTGGACCAAAGCAATGTGCTAGACTGGCTGCTCGCTTCAGACTTGATTAAAGACTATGAGGAAGAGGGGGCGGTAATAAATGGCTAAAACAAATAACGATAAAGCCCATGAAGCATTAGTAAAACATATGTCTTCATTTGAAATAAGTCCTGCCGCAATGGCATATAAAATGTTAAATGAATCTAAATTTGTAAATGAATCTATGATTCAATATATGATTAACTTCATTATCATTCATGGAACTAGAAAAGAAGACCATGTTCCACCATATCTAAAAGATACATGGTTGGTATGTAATGAAATGTATCAGATGTTAGATAAAATGGGTATGACAAATGCTGGAAGTCGTTCTAGTTTAAATTATACAGCATAATATAATTCTTATATCCTAGGGAGTTGGGCCCTATGATGGATATAAGATAAATGGGCGTTCAGGCAATTCCCGCCAAGTCCTATGAGAGACCACCAGTGGAGAGCTGGTGGTCTTTCTTTTTATATCAAATGTCCGATTTGTCCTATTTTGAGCGGAGCGGATGTTTAATTAATTTGACATTACGAAGGAGGCGGGAATTTCGCTGGACTTTTCCCAATAATAAATTATCCCCTATATAAACATTACGAAGAGAGCTAAAAATCTCTGGACATTACGAACATATCAAAAATATCGCTGGATGTCAAATATATTGTGTGTGATATTGATCATATAAATGTATAATTATTTAAACTATAATAAAATGTGATCAAATTCACACAAAATAATATAAAATTGGATCAAAATTGTACAAAATGCATCAAAATTGTCCAAAATATGTGCAATTTTATCTATGTTTATATGGGTATATCTATAATTTATGCACAAATTTGACATTACGATGGCCATTATATTATAATC